TATAAGGCTTGGGAAAGTGCCAATTTTGCTTATCATGAGCATATTCTAACATTATATAAAGGGTTTTTTGAAGTCTTTATTAAGACAACCAAACAGGAAAAACAAATAATTTCTTTTGAAAGTTTTTTACGAGTGTATGGACAATATTTAGAAAATTTTTTAGATGTTATGCCAATGACAAAGACGGGCTTTGTTTTATCAAAATATACTTCAATACATTCTAGTGGCTTGGCAATTGATGTTTTCCCTGCTAACAACGTAGAGATGCAGAAAAATTTTAGTACTTTTTTTGCAGATCCTAATTTTAATTTTTTTGCACGTGCATGTAAAAAGTTTGGCTTTAGAATTGACAAGCACGCTCCATATAGAATAATTGCTGATATATATTCTCCAAATATGAAAAAGTGGATGAAACCATATGCACTAACTCCAGAAAAATTTTTAAGAGAATATTATTATGAGGCGTATAAATATGACGTTTCTTCATTGGCTATTTATTTGAAGGATTTTTATAATTCTTATATTTCTGCTTGGCCTTATGTTAATGAGACTCAAGGTTTTGCTAAGTCTATTGGCAAGAAAGGGGTTTATAAAGATCTTAAAACTAAAAATTGTTTGGTTTTTAGAAAACCAATCAACCCACTAGAATATCAAAAAAAATATGGACCATCTACTTTGTGGATGTTGAGAACTTACACTATTATTAGAGGCACGGAGGCACGCGCCGACTGGCTACCAGCAGATTACCAGACACAAATACAAAGATCCATGGAATTGTCGAAAATATTTGACTATAATAAAGCAATAAGTTATATTAATAAACAAGTGCGGAATGAACAGATAAACATACTAAATGGAGAGTTAGGAAAAAGCCTTATGTTTGCGAAACCAAACAAAAATGATACTACAGCTGCTTTAAATAAAGAATTTTTGGATATTGAACTTGCCAAGAACCCACCCCAAGGTGCAAAAATAGATTTAGGATCACTAGGATCAATTTTTAATAGTCATGTTGTGGGCTGGAAGAAAGAGCCAGTTAGTGAATATACGACTGCATCGGTATATAAGACTTTTAAGCATTGTAAAGGTTGTAAACCTGGAGAACTTTTTTCTAATGCGAAAATGCTCAATGATACAGTGACTCAATTTGTAAATTCAGATCCCGCAACACCGACAACTACACCCCCTTCAGATGCGTTTACTGTACCCCTTGCTGGTGCCCTCGCTGGTGCCCTCGCTGGTGGGTTAGATGCTGGTACTGGCGGGTTGGGTGGTGGTAAAAGCACCAGCGGAATGTCAAGTGGTTATTAAGGTGAAATGTGCTTTTTCAAACGTTAGATAGTAAAAATGAATGTTTTGGTATTTTTTGTAATGATAGACTTTATTATTCAAGAGATAAGCTGGACATTGATGAGTTAACTCGCACATGGGCTTATGCTGACTATTTAAAAGACAATACAAACACACAGTATGCACAGCTTTATTGTGGTGGTAAAACCCTGCAAGAAGCTTGTCCTAAAAAATATCAAAAACATATGGAGGAAGTAAGTCTTAAACTGAAGGCGTATATTCGTTCTATGAATGAATGCAAACTTTCAATGAAAGAACATTGCTTTTATGATTTTGTTCCAAAAAAGGTATTGCATGATTTTTGTGAGTTAAAGAATAAAATCTCTCTGCATGTTTTTGCAAACTATTCTAAGCCTGATAATTATGAAACCTTACTAGAACTCACAAAAATATTGAGTGAGATATCTAATCGAAAAATTGAATATGATATTTCAGCTCTTAATCATAAAAAGAGAAATTATGTTTTAGAGCAATTTGCAAAAAAGATTCAATCGATTGAACCATATATTAATTATGATCAATATAAGTCAAAAACAGGGCGTTTGGTGACGAAACCAAACTCATTTCCAATATTAACCATGGATACTGCTTATAGAGCGATTTTAAAGCCAAAAAACGACTGGTTTGTCGAGCTAGACTACAATGCTGCCGAATTACGGGTTCTTTTGGGCCTACAAGGCACGGAACAACCCCAGGGGGACTTGCACGCCTGGAACGCTCTAAACGCCCTTAAAACGAAGAAGAGAGAGACTTCTAAGAAAAAAATCTTTGCTTGGCTCTATGGAAACAAGAAAAATGACAAAATTGAGCAATTTTACAAAAGAGAGCTAGTGAAGCAAAAATATTGGGATGGTAAAAACGTAAAAACGATTTTTGGAAGAGAAATTGAATCTGATAATCATCACGCAATAAATTATATTATTCAATCTACCGCCGCAGATATGTTTTTGAGGCAAATGATAAAGGTTTGGAAAAAGCTTAACAACACAAAAACAGAAATTGCTTTTTGCATGCATGATTCGATCATCTTAGATTTTTCTGAAAAAGATATGAACATTCTAAAGAGTATTAAAAATATATTTGCTGATACTCAGTTTGGAAAATTTGAAGTAAATGTCAAAGTCGGAAAAGACTATTTAAATATGCAAAAGTTGGCGATGTAAAAAATGCAAGTTATTATAGGACTAGGAAAGGCTGGTTGTAATATCGCAGATTTGTTTGTAAGATATCCTCAGTATGAAGTCTATAAGATTGATGTTGGTATCGAAGGGGATAATTGTATATCCTTAAAGCACCAGAAGAGTCCAGAAAATTACGAAAAAAAGTTTATATCACGTACCACGATGATTAAAGGGATATCACGAAAAGAAATTTTATTTATTACAAGCTGTGGACACGTTTCAGGTGCAGCCTTGAGAATCCTACAACAGCTTAAGAAGAAAAATTGTACAATTAACGTGTTATACATTAAGCCTGATGGTTCTCTGCTCTCACACACAAAATCCCTGCAGCAAAATTTAATGTTTAATGTGTTACAAGAGTATGCTCGATCTGGGGTTTTTAAACGATTATATTTTATCGACAATGTGGTTTTATCAACTATCATAGGAAAAGTGCCATTGCGAGAATACTATAATCGACTAAATGATCTAATAGTGTCTACAGTACACATGCTTAATGTGTTTGATAATAGTGATTCTGAAATTGATACATTTTCGGAAATGTTTGGCAGTGCCAGACTTTCAACAGTTGGCATATTTGATTATGACAGCCACGAAGAAAAATTATTTTTTTCTCTTGACAATATAAGAGAGAAAAGATACTATTATGGTGTCAATGAGAAAATTTTAGATTCTGACATGTCTTTAAGAGAGAATATTGTTTTGCAGCTTAAAAATAACTCAGAAGATGGTAGTATAAAGATGAGCTATGGAGTGTTTGCGACACAATATGATAAAAATTACGTCTATTGTTTGGCATGCAGTTCTAGAATTCAGAAAAGAGAAGAAACTGTTTGACAAAGAAAATAATGTTAAATATAATAACAAAATGAAGTTTGTAACTAAACTTAATAGCAACATGAGAGAGTTATCATGTTGACTTTAGCCAGAAAAAAGGAGATTTTAAATTATGGCAATTGATATGAAGAAGATGCGCGAGCGCATGAGTTCCCTTAAGAATAAGGGCAACGGCAATTCGAACAAGTTTTGGCGTCCACAAGAGGGAGATCAAACTATTCGAATTGTTCCCCCTGAAGATGGAGATCCTTTTAAGGATTATTGGTTCCATTACAATCTTAAGGATTCCAATGGAAACGACGTGCCGGGATTTCTTAGTCCAAAGAGGAACTTTGGAGAAAACTGTCCTTTGGATAGCTTTGTCCGTCAGCTTTGGCAGGATGGTTCTGAAGAGAGCCGCAAGCAAGCTAAGACGCTTTCTGCACGACAGCGTTTCTTTGCGCCAGTCGTCGTACGAGGTGAAGAGGACATGGGTGTTCGACTCTGGGGCTTTGGTAAAACGGCGTATGAAACGCTTTTGAATCTAGTTTTGAATCCGGAGTATGGAGACATTACAGATCCAGAGTCGGGTACAGATCTTAAGCTTACTTACGGTAAGCCTGCGGGAGCACAATTCCCACAGACTAAGATTGTGCCACGACGACGCAGTTCTCCCATGCACGACAACACTGAACGCGCTAGTGAGCTTTTAGAGAGCGTACCAGATTTTGATGAGGTGTTCGCCGGTAGTCGGAAAACCGTCGCAGAGGTTCAGGCTATTCTAGACGAATATCTCCTGTCAAGTGACGACGCTGAAGAAAATTCGTCGGAAACCAAGCATATTAATGCTAAATCTTCAGATGCTGGAAATCTAGTAGATAATACA